CCGTCGATCATCTCGAAGGTCACCGCGGCGCCGTTGGCCGCAGCCGACTTCACCTGGCTCGGGTCGACGAGCTGATGAAGACCGTCGAATTCCTTCGTGTTGGTCGTGCTGTTGCCGATCGCGAGGGTGCGCTGGAACTTCCGCTGCATACCCTTCGCCTTCGCGGCGATCTGGATAGCAGTCTGGTCGTTCGTGTCCGACATGGTTTCATCGAGGAAGTTGTCGATGTCCACGTCGCCGGCGAGGATCCGCAGCTTCGCGACGATCTCGTCGAAGTCGGCCCCGCCCTCGTTCACGTCATCATACGGATCGAGGAAGTCCGCTTCGCTCAGCGTCTTCTCGCGGTTGTAGACGTATGCCTTGCCGACGATGCGCTTGAACGGCATCAGGGCAAACATCGCGTCGTTGTCGATGATTTCCTCGATAACACCCTGCTCCAGGATGTTGTTCGAGAGCTTCTCAGCTTCCACTCGAAGCAGGGGCATTCAGGGAACCTTTCTCAAAAACTCGATTGGTTGGTTTGTGGCGCTCATAATAGCAAAGTCCGAGTGCATGTGCAACAACACACATGCACTCGATCCCAAACTATTTTAGCGGGCGTTCTTTTGGCGAAGGGCGCCGATCGCACCGGACAGTCGCTCAAGGCGGCTCTGACCAGGGTTCTGCGGGGTGCCGTCCGTGGTCTTCGTCGCAGCGCCAGGCTTCGTCTTCGACTTCAGGAGCGAGTCCTTGTCCGGGTCGGCGTTGATGACTTTCTGGATCGCTTCGTTGAACGGCAGGGCGTTGCCCTTGCTGTCCTGAACCTTCGCGCGCTTCGCATCGCCGGCAGGTTTGTCGTAAACCACGACATGGCCGTCGACGACTTCGACGTAATCGCCAAAGAGACGTTGGGCTTTCGCCCCGGTCAGGATCGTCTCGTCGTTGATGAACTTCGAGTTGGCGAACGCATTCTCGACGCGGATGTTATTGAGCTGGGCCTGGAGCGTGGTGACTTCGCTGTCACGCGCTTCCTTCTCGGCCTTGACGCGAGCGAGCTCAGCGGCGTGCTCTTCGGCCTGGATCTCGCGCAGCTTAGCGACATCGTTCTCGGCCTGGGCGCGCGCCTTCTCGGCATCCTTGGCGGCCTTCTTGGCTTCCGCGGCTGCCTTCTCGGCATCTTCGACCTTCTTGGCATTCGCCTTGGCGACCTCGGGGTCAATCCCGTCGAACCCGGCGAGCTTGGCCTTCAGCTCAGCAAGCTCGGCTTCCTTCGCCGCGAGCGCAGCCTTCGCTTCGTCGGAGAGCTTCTCCTTGGCAGCCGCTTCTTCAGCAGCAGCCTTCTCGGCAGCTACGCGAGCAGCCTCGGCTTCGGCCGCAGCCTTCGCGGCATCGTCTTCGATGTGACCCTCGGGATCGCGAAGCAGGCGGCCCATGCGAAGCTCGTTCGCACTGGCGCGGACTCCGGCGATACGCGTCGAGGAAAACAGGTGTCCCTTGAGTGTCATTTGAAAAACCTTGTCCTATCCTTGTAAAGGTAATTGCATGCAATATAACACGCATGCACTATAAGCCACAACCCCGAACTGGCAGATAATTCCAGGCCAGGGCGTTAGCCGGATAGGTTAGAAGGCGCTACCGCCGTCCATCAGACGGTCTTCTTGGCGGGCGTGTTGTTCTCGCCCTGCTTGTTCTTCTTCGCGCCGGTTTGGCCGCGTCCCTGTTTCGGGATCGAGGGCGGGGCGCCGGGAGCTCCGGGGGTCGCGCCGTTTCCACCAAGCTCGCCCACGGTGCCGCCAGCCGGCAGCAGATCGTTGAGCCACTTGTTCTGGATGTCGTCGATGATCTTCTTCATGTCCTCGTCGGACATCTGCGGGAACATCTTCTTGGCGGTGCGCTCCATCTGCTCGCGACGAAGCTCGATCGGAGCATTCATGAGCGCGAGCCGCTGGGCGTTGTCCATCTCGTCGGCCAGATTCCGAACGTCGAACGTGGTCGGATAGGTGACGTAATCGTCGATGTCCTTCAGTTCCTTGAGATTATCGTTCCAGGCGAGGACCAGGCGAACCAGGTTCTTCTCGATCAGCTGTAAGCTGCGAGCCTTGGCAGCGAGCATCGCGTTGAGCTTCTCGAAGTCGTAAGCCTTCGCAACGCCGGAGCTGTTGTCGATCCCGGCGGAATTGTCTTCCTTCGTCCGCTCGCCGGCCATGCCGATCGAGTGGTAGATCTCGCCGACGATCTTGGTGACAGTCTGGATGATGAGCTGCGCCTGCTTGACATCGGGTGACAGGAATTCGGGAGCGGCGCCGCCTTCAGCGTTGTAGGCGAACACCCGCTTGGTGCCCATTTGCTGGATGTGGTTCTGCTCGTCGCTCGAACCATCGTCCTGCGGGTCGACCGAATTCTCGCTCGGCAGCAGTCCCTGGAACGGAATGGCGAGCTGGCTGAAGGTCTGGTCCTGGATGATGACATCGAGGTTCGACAGATAGTTGGCAACGGCGCGGTCCAGGTAGGCCACGTCTTCGATGAGGCCGAGGCTCTTGTAGAGCTCTTCGGAAGCAAAGTGATCCGCGGGGAAGATCGGCACCACGCCGAGATTGTGTTCGACCGGGACACCGAGCACGACCTTCTTCTCGCCGTCCTGGGCAGTCGTGATCTGCATCGGGATCGAGAAGGTCTTCGTCCACAGGCGGTAGCGCTCCGAGAGTGAGCCTGCGGTCAGCGGGTTCGAGTCATCGCGGACGTATTCGCGATTGAGCAGCCATTCGAGCTCGCCGTCGTCGTCGTAGGCGAGATCCAGCACGTCGATCGGCTTGAGGAAATAGGCATAGGTCCGGCCACCGGACTCCTTGCGCTGAGCTTCGGTCAGCGTTCCCTGCGGCACGTTGTTGTCGACCACGACCCAAATCCGCCCGAACGTCGAGGTCCAGGTCGAGATCGCGTTCATGAGGTCGGCGATGGGGCGCTTGAGGAGCGTCGAGGTCTGCCAGAAATCCTTCACCGGGCCAGGCAGTTGCTCCTCGGAGCGACGGTCGATCGCGCCCTTGAAGACATACTTGTTGACCAGGCTCACGACTTCCCGGCTGTGCGGGAAGCGATAGGCGCGCTGCAGGCGCTTCTCGTATTCCTTCAGACCTTCCTTGTGGTAGGTGAAGATGTTGGCGAGGATCCACTCACGGCCGCCCTTGTAGCTGAGCTCCAGGAACTTCCAGTGATCGATCGAGCCCGCGTAATCCGGGTGCCGGCGGTTGACCATGTTCAGCAGCGCGTCGTTCGTCGCGGACTGAAGCATCTGGACGGTGATTGCGGGGACTGCGGCTGCGGGCATGGTGGCTCCAGAATACCATAGTGCATGCGTGTTGTCACGCATGCACTTGGCTCAATAGGAATATCCAATCAGCTTCTTGAAGCGCTGGCCGAAGAGGTAGTGGATGGGATAGCCGAGTGCGTCGGCCATATGCTCGGTGCCCTGGCTCTTATCGACCTGGGGCGTGCCGGCCTTGTAGATCGTCTGCTCCAGGCTCTCGATCAGCTTCAGGCACTTGTCGTTCACGAACATCCGACAGGTGCCGTCCGCGGACTTGAACATCGAGTTCACGACCGCCACGCGGTCGCTGACCAGCGGGTGCTTCTTCTTGTAGAGGATTTTCTTGTAGCCACGCTCGCGGAACACATCGAGATCGCTCTCGCCGCGGCTTGAGCTGCGGTTCGCGCCGGCAGGGTCGGGGTAGAGCGTGATCGCGTTCTTCTGCCGGAAGTAGCGGCGGTCAAGCTCCTCGCACGTCTCGACGGCATTGGAGCTGGGCAGACAGATTTCGTCGACGATCCAGATGTCGCCGTTCGGCTGGATCTGCATGATGACCGAGGACATCGGATCCACGTTGAAGTCCTGCCCGACGATGATCGGCAGGCGTGGGTTGAACGGGTAGAGGCCAACGTGCCGCTTGCGGTCGAAGGCGTAGTAGACGCGCCCCGACATGGACTCGAAGCTCGCCTCGAACTCCTGGCGGAAGCTCTTCGGATCCAGGTTGGCCCGAGCGTGCGCAATTTCCGAGGGCGGAAAGAAGGGCGACATGATCGTCGGGAACTGCCAGCTCCACCACTGGCCGGACTCCCGGTTCTTCACGATCTGCCCCATCCGATAGAGCTCGTAGAAGTGGTTGTAGGACTTCGGCGTGCCGATGCAGAGCATCTGTCCGCGCGTCGTCGTCAGGGTCGGATAGAGCACCTTGTCCCACACTTCCGGCCGGAAGTCCTGGAACTCGTCGAGGATGATGAAATGCACGCCGCGGCCGCGCAGCGTGTCCGGTCGGTCGGCGCCCTTGAGCTGGATGACCGTGCCGTTGATGAGCCGGATCTCAAGCCTGGTCTCGTGCTTCTTGGCGATCCACTCCGGCGGGAGAGCATCGATCAGCTCATCCCACATGATCTCGCGCGCCATGCTGAAGGTCGGCGCGACATACCAGATGAGACGGCGGCCCTTGCCCTTGGCGGCTCTGATGATCTCCGTGCGCGCCAGGTGCGTCTTGCCGAAGCGTCGGCCTGCGACGAGCACGCGGAAGCGGGCGGGATGTCGAAAGACTTCCGCCTGCGCCTTGTGCAGCTTCAGGGTGATCTTCGGAACCGGGAACACGATCAGTCGGCTTCGTCGCCGTCCTCATCGTCGTCGGCGTCGACCAGCTCATCGAACCCGTCTTCGAGGGTCTGGTTGTAGGCTTCCTCGTTGGCGGCCCTGATCTGTTCGAGCTCGTCCTCGGTGTATTCGCCCACGTTCAGCTCGGCGAGTTCCTCGTTCTCCTGCAGGAGCTCATCGACCTTGTTGATGTCCCAGTTCTCCTGGCGACACTTGGCGATCGTGGCCGTTGCGTTCTTGAGAGTGATGATGTCCCCGTTGACCGCCGCGAGGGTGCCGGCAGTGTTGGCGTCGACGATCTTCTTGATGGTCAGCTGGGCGAGGAGCTCGATGCGCTTCGAGTAGTCGTCCGCCTTCTTGTTGGCGTCCTGAACCTTCTTCTTGCGCGCCGCGGTGGCAGCGTCCTCGATCTCAGCCTGAACGCCCTGGATGCGAGAGGCGACCTGAACGCCGCGCTTCACCAGCCCTTCGTGAATGCTCTGGCGGGCCACGCCGAACATCTCCGCGAGCTCCCTGACGGTCTTCTCACCGCGGGATGCGAGGGTAACGATGGTTGCCCAGTCACTCGCCGACAGTTTCTTGCGTTGGTCACTCACGATTTAAGCTCCGGTGTATGTGTTAAGGATAGCATACACTGCGGGCATACGTCGAGCTCCGCAGGTGTTCTTCAGAAAATGACAAAAAGCGGGGCGCAGCCCATTCTCTCGAAGAGAGAATAGTGTCGCTGAGTATTTTCTGATTCTGAATCTTGAATCTGAATCAGAGTCTAAGAGTCTAAGTATATTAGTATTCTTAGAGTCGCGGGTGATGGGCGAGCGCAGGTGCCCGCACGGACACGCATGCGCCCGCGTAGACACGCGTGCTCGCCCATGCATACGCGTGAGGGTCACGGCGCTGAACCTGGGAGCGCGGCGGGACGAACTAGGTTGAGACCGGCGGGCGTGCAAACGTAAGTCTGCATCATTCGTTTGCGGCGATACATCTTCCCCGCTTCCTCGATCAGACCGTGCCCGGCGAGATGCCGAAGGCTGCAGATCATGGACCCTCGGACGGTTCCCGGCGCACACTCGTCAATCAGCTGGTAGATGTCCTTCGGCGTTCCGTCCGGGTTGCGGCGGGCGAGGGCTTTCAGGATCGCGAGCTGCTTGGGTGTGACGTAGCATCCGCGGCGCTTGGGGTAGGCTGAAATGCTCATCCTAGAACGAACCCTTCAGGCGGCCAGCCGTCTATG